CTTATCCATTTACTCATCCTCCCAAGGGTGGGGGCTTATGCCCCCTTTGGAACCACTTTAAGAACTTCGAAGCACTTGCCATCTTTTTTGCAGGCATTGTAGAGCTTCATCTGCTCTGGCGTGACGCCGTAGGTTGCAAGAAGCAAAGCCTCATCGAGAACGGAACGCTGCGAGAGCGACACCTTAACATTGTACTGTTCGCCTTCGACAAGTTCGGTGCCGACTGCGATGATCTCAGCCTTAAGGCTATCCTTGATGACTTCTAAAGCCTTGATCTGGGAGTCTACATCGAAGTAACGATCGGCGAGGGTGCGGTTTGACATCTGAAGTCTCCATTTAAATTTGCGTCAGCTCGTTGCTGATGTCCCCTTTATACACCGTCCTTTTCAGGTGTCAAATACTTTTTTGCACGACCTGCAGAAATATTATCTTGCATCCGCACATCCCGATTTGTCCAAGTCCAGCACTCGCCTGTTTCATCTTGGAAACAAACCCATGAGAGGTGATGCTCGAACCCATAATCAATCAGGAAGTGCGCCATCGCTGGGCCTTTGGGTGTGTCCAGTGGCAGTGGGGGGTCAATTCGGATCATTTGTTTATCTCACACATGATGATACGGATTATGTAGCCTAGCATGCCAAGCGCCCAAAGCAATCCTATCCATTCTGCAATTTCATGATTCGTCACTTCTCGTCCTCCATATCTTCATGACCTCTGCCTCGATGTGAGGCCGCAATTTATCAGGGGTCCGACCAATTTCGGCCCTGCGTTCCAACTTTGTTTCCAGATTAAGTATCCGGCAGGCACGTTCATAGATCGCCAAGCGGCAGGCGGACTGTATCCCCGCAGGCTGATCCTGCAACGCAACCTTGCCAATCATCACATCTTCAATCATTTTGCTAGGCCGGGTGATGAACTGCCAAATATCGTCCAAACGCTTCTTGCGCCGCTTTGTGACCGAGGGCAATGCAAACAAAAGCCCCTGCTCGTTGTGCTGCATATAGATACTCCTGCTGACCATCTTGCCACACTGATTTTGTATGGTCCCGTCTTTTTAATTCACATACAAATGCAGGCCCACCAGGGATAATGATGTCCGATGCTCCCTTCACCATGCCTTCCGCCTTTTCAATCCTGATCTTCATTGCCGACCGGACACCCTCATTGCGGGGGTGAAAAGCGATCGCACCCCACGTCTTAGGATAGTCGCGCCGCAAACGTGCAAAAAATGTAACCTGCTCCATAGATTCAGTGGCGCATTTACCCCTGTACGTCTGATCGCCGTACACATCGATATCATCAGGGAACTTCATCAGGCTTCCTATTGTAGGCAATCACTTTGTACCAAGCGCCTTCTTTTTGGTAAGTGATGGTATCGGGTGCATTGCCGTTAAGATCCGTGTACATAGCACGTTCTTTATAGCCTTGCGACCAGTTTGGATCTTTTGGCACCCAGAACGAAAATTTCCGATACGATGTACGCACATCGATGCGCCACATTTCCCGCCCAGCCTTGCTTAGGGTATGGTTTGCCTTCCATTCTTCCACCACATCTGTCTGCCGCCTTGTGGGGTCATCTTTCATCGCCTTAAACTCAGCGATCAGCTTTTCGTTCGGATCGACGATCTCCCCCTTACATTCTGAGCAATACCGTGCGGCTATGTCATTATCAGCCTCGCAGTGGGGGCAGGTCTTTGTGGTCCAACGAGATCCGCACTGTACCAGTTGCCCCGCCACGAGTTGTCTCGACTGGCAACGCCTGCCGTAATGGGCGGGAATGTTGCCATGCTCTGAGGTGATTGGAATGCTGAACATATCACAGAAATACCCAGCGGCGCTGATGTTGAACCCCGATGGGTTTGGCCTAGCTTTAAATTCATTTTCCACCTCGCATAATGGGCAGCGCACCTTCAGGTAAAGCGCGTTTTCCTTTGCCTTTACCGTCTTGATCAAGGGGTTAAACACATCCCCGTCGGGGCAGTGGCGCTCGAGGTTCTCGGCATAATCTAGGATCAGGCAGTCATCCTTGCCATCGGACAAGCGCAGACCTCGACCGATGATCTGCTGCAGCAGGCCCACTGATTCTGTCGCCCGTAGGATCGCGATCAGATCGACATGGGGCGCATCGAAGCCGGTGGTGAGCACCTGCACGTTGACAAGGTACTTGATCTCTTGGGCCTTGAACCGCGCTATAATGGCGGCGCGTTCCTGATTGGGCGTATTCCCCGTCACAAGGGCAGACAAGCCCCGTGGCAGGCTTTCCATGCATTCTTGGGCATGCTGCACCGTAGCGGCAAAGACCATCACCCCTTGGCGTTCTCTGGCCTGCGCCACCACGTCCGCGATGATCGCAGACGTCTTGCGGCCTTGGCCGATAAAGGCGCGGTCGATGTCCTCGCTGTCGAATTGATTGCGGCTATTCAGCTCCATATCAAGGGTGTGGTATGATTCGGCGTGTATCTGCCCAATCACCGGCTTTGTCAGGTAACCCTGATCAATCAGCTCCTGCGCCGTGATCCTGTCTACGCAGACCGAAAAATATGGGTTGATGGTTTCGTGTTCGCCGACCGGCTTGCCGTCTGGCCACTGGCCGAAGATGTAGCCAGTCCCCATCCGATAGGGCGTGGCAGTCATCCCCACGACGCGGATGTTGGCATTCTGTTCGCGAATGGCATTGACGATGTTGCGGATCGTCGGCGTGATCCCGTGGGCCTCGTCGATGACGATCATCCCGAATTGGCTGCCGAAGCGCCTGATGCGGTTCTTCACCGTCAGGGGAGTGCCAAACACCACCGGGTGCTTAAGCGACTTGGCACCGGCGCTTGCCGAGAAGATTGAGCAGGGGTTGCCGGTCGCGCGGTATTTTTCGCTATTCTGCACCACAAGCTCGGCGCTAGGCGCAAGGCATAGGACGTGTTTGCCGCCAGATATGCGGTGAATAGTGTCCGCAATCGCCGCAATGATATGTGACTTTCCCGCTCCCGTAGCGGCCTCAATGCAGCACGGCTCAGCCGTTTTCTTCACCCACTGGATGATCTGATCGTGCGCTTTTTGCTGATAGGGTCTTAACATTTAAATCTTCCATTTTATTTAGATTGACCTGTGGCACCATCCATGCCGGTGCACCCTTGCCATTGGGGTCGTAGAGGTATTTGTCCTGCTTGGCTTCGTTGGTTCGTATCCAACCGGCCATTGTGTAGGTAGGCATGCGATTAATCACAAGGACGACAATCTCGTCCTTCTTGTCGTTTGCCCGGATGATCAGCTTGCCATGCTCGTGCTTGGTGGATCGCACCTGCATGACCCCGACATCCGGTGCCTTGAATGTATTCACCGATGGCTCGTAGTAGACATCCAGCCACTTCGCAAAGGCCATTTCGGCGGCTGCCCCATCGACATCAATCTGCCACTGCGAATCAGTTGGCGAGTGCTTGTTTTGAACGAGATTGCCCAGCGACGATATGCTTCGCATGTTGCCGACAAGCCCGGCAACCATGAGTTCGGGCTTGGTTAGTTTAATGGTATTCATCACTGTCCTACGAAGATTGTGGGTTGCGGGTCGTTAAAATCGAACAAATACCAGCAGCAGTTATCCTTGCCAGCCGTATTTCCAAACCACTTCACCCGCCCCACCGACACAATTTTCTTGCAGTGCGGCAGGTAAGGCGTGGCCTGCTTGGTGTGCATCCAATCCGCATCAAACAGCAACCATGTCGGCCCCCAAAACAAGGATCTCTCGATGATCTGGTGCATTACATCGCGGCCCCAAGGCGGGTTTGTAATCACTAGGTTGGCGCGGTTCATGTCTTCGCGTGTCAAAAATGACGCATCTGCCTGTTTCACGATCTTGTGGCGAGGCTCAACGTCATAGGCGGCAACGCACTTGTGGCCATGCTTTTGCAGGATGCGGATCAGAGCCCCGTCACCGGCGCAAGGCTCCGCATAGTATGATTCCTTAGGTAGGTGCGAAAGAAGCGGCAGAACCGCGTCCTCCGGCGTAGCATAGGCATCAAGCTTGTGCTTTTTGTAACTGCTTCGCTTGCCCATCTAAATATTTCTCCGCGTTCGGAAGCTCACGTTCAATTAGATATTTTTCATAGAAATTTTTTAGAACGGGCAACACCGTCGCGAGGAAAGATTCGTCCCGATCTATTCGCTCCAACGCATCCCCGTATGGCGTCCACTGGTAGAAGTCGCACCAATCGCGGTCCGTAGCAAATAGCTGTATCTGCATCTGCGCGTAATAGTGGGTCTGCATTGCTGCCGTCTTGAATACCGGCGGTCTCTTGTACCGAATGCCAAACGGGCACTTGATCTCGACCAGACCCCTATCGCCCACCAGTCCGTCGGGGCTGGCCCCGAGCCAGTGCTCGTATTGGTAGAAGGCGCACGGTTCAACCGTGTTACCGGTGACCATCTCGTATTCAAGAAGGGCACCGGCCTCGTTCTGTACGCCCCAGTTAGTGGCTATGTTTCCCGTAAACTCACTGGGAGCCTTGTGCCAATCACGAACCATGCGGCGCAAGATGTCCGCTTGATTCGCAAAGGGTGCGATACCGAGGATTGCTCCAACGGCTGAACCGGTCACCCGGCCCTTTCGAATGTTAAACCATTCCTCGGATCGCTGTTCCATTATCTTTCGTCCTTTAAAGGCCAGCCCAATATCTTACAAAGGTCATCGGATGGGTTTACTTCGTCCATTATAATTTTGCGTTCTCGCTCCAAAAGACCAATGACATCGCTAATCAGATCAATTTGAGCGGTTGTGCTAAGTTCATCAAAATAAGATGAAAATGTCACATCACCATCGATATAACCACCCGTCCATAATGTAGCAATTCGCTTGCCTTTATGACGATCTCCGTCCCAACCACGAGAAAATCTATCGGCCATCAAAGCACCTTATAGGCTACGATGGTACCTGTACCACATTCACGCCACAAGAAATTACAAGCCAAATGTGGTCCGTTTTTTTCGCCACTGCGAAGAAGCACTTCCACAGACGTATCGTCGTGAACCGGACATTCACCGGCAGTGTGCGCCTGCCATCCCAAAGTTCGGATTTTAGACAGGCTTTCCATCTTCTTATGCAGTTCGCGACCAGCGTTTACAGCATCTTCAAGGATGCGTTCAAGCTTGGTAATACGAACTGTAAGCTTTCCAAGTTTTTCGTCAAAGCTTGGCTCTCTGGTACGAAGCAACTCAACCCAATCTCGGGTATCTGTCTTCTTTTCTACTGTCACCTTTGCAGGACGTCCGCGTTTTTTCTTAATCTCAACCATTTTAATCTCCATATGTTGTTAAAGTGGGGACGGCACCAAAGCCGCCCCCGTTCCGTTCTAGTCCCCTTAGAACGGAATTCCATCATCGTCGTCTGCAGGGCGTGGCCGTGCAGCCTTGGACGCGCCAGCCTTCGGCGACACCGACGCAATCCAGTTGCCGGTCATCTTCTTGCCGTCGTCGCCGACCATATCCCAGATGTTGACCGTGATCTGCATCTGCTTGCCCGAAAGCGCCTTCTGCAGGTTGTTGTCATTCGGTTCCTTGCCGCTGGCCACCAATGCGCCACCGGCGTTCTTGTCGATAGCGAAAAGCATGCGCTTGGCCTTGTCCTTGGCCTTCTCTGGGTCTTTCTGGCGCGGCTTGTCGTCGATGCACCAAATCTTCTGGAAGACCTTGCGGTTCTTGTATTCCGCAGGCGTCAGGACCGACCAGCGGATCGAGACAAACTCGTTGCCGTCACGGTCTTCATCGATCTTTGCCTCGTCGATGGCAGCCAGCAGGCCGGTGCCATCAGGGATCGGGGTAAAGTTACCGCCGCCGGTTTCAAATTCGCCGCCGGTCTTGTGGATGTCATCGCCATCCGAGAGGTTCCAATAATTAACCATTTACTTTTTCCTTCTTCAATACAACGCTGAGTGATGGGATATAGGCTTCGAGAGGGTTCTTGCCCAGCTCGACAATCAGTGGCTCGGTAATGCCGTAGCGGTTTTTAGACACATTGGCTGCCGCTGCGTGTGTGATCAGCACACGAGTTCCGTCGGAGATGGCTTTCTTGCGGTCGCCATCACCTTTCGTAAAAGTTTCCAGCTTCAAGAAGCCTACAACATCCACGTCGTCAACATAGGGTGCCATCGACTTGGCATGCAGGCGCAGGCCGTACTTGCTAAACGAATCATCATCCGGTGGATTTTCGGTGCCGATTTCGACGTGGGCAATGAACACGGTATGCATGCCGCGCTTTTCAGCGAGGATGGAAGCAGCCTTGCGCAAACGCTGGTGCATAATCGCGACAGCCTCGCGGCCAGCGCCATAGCCACCAGCAGCCTGCTGGATGTTTGTGGCCTTTTTGTTGTCCTTCGCGATGACGTCCGCGATGAACATGCGCTCCAGAGCCGTAATGCTATCAATGACTACAGTCTTGTAGCCATGCTCTTCGCCCATCAGACCCTTAAGCTGGTTCCAAAGGTCTTCGACGTCATTAATGACGGGGAAAACATCCGGCTTTAGATTTTCGGGGATTGATTGAACACCATCTTCAGCACGAATAAAGATCGGCTTGGGAAACGAGGCAGCAAGTGTGGTTTTACCCATACCACTATCCCCGCAAAGCGTGACAACTACAGGCCTGTCACCCGGCTTTTTTATCGTATCTAAAATGCCCATTGGCATATCTCCTCTGTTTCAACGTGTTGACAAATGACAGCAGGTTGTGTGATTGTCAACACCACAATATTGAAAGAGGCATAAAAAATGGATTTGAACAATATCACGATGGAGCGCATAAGGGTGGCGCTCAATGACCGCAACCTCGCAAAGGTTGCTGTCTCTACTGGTCTACACGAGAATACCATTCGCTCTATCGCTGCGGGTAAAAACAATAATCCGCACATGACGACATATGAAAAGCTCGTGAAATATTTGTTTGGGAACCAAGAATAAAATGTCAAATCATCGCGACTTTTGGGAGGCGGGTTACCGCATCTTTGGCTTGCATGGCATTGCAAAGGATGGTCGCTGCGCTTGTCACAATAAAAATTGTAAAGCGGTTTTGAAGCACCCAATCATGTCTAATTGGACCTCGGTGCCGGAATGGTCCGAAGAGCAATTGGAAAGCTTCGAGGAAATGGACCACTTCGCCACCGGCTACGGTGTGTTGGTGAAGGGGTTGATCGTCGTTGACGTGGACGCCCGTAACGGCGGTGTCGAATCATATGCGCAGTTGATCAAGGACTTCCCAGAAATCACCGGCGCAGGCCTGATCGTGGAGACAGGATCCGGCGGTGGATCGAAACACCTGTACTTCAAAGCTCCCGAAAATGTCGCCTTGGTGCAGCAGCTTGATGCCTACAAAGGTGTTGATTTCAAGTCATCCGGCTACGTCGTCGGGCCGGGGTCGCTGCATGCCAGTGGCAACCGCTACACAATCGCTGTGGGGTCGCCAAATGATATTGACACCGCCCCAGCATCGCTGCTTGAACTGCTAAAGAAGCCAGAACGCTACCGCGCAACCTTTGAAAGCAAGACCGTCGATGTATCATATAATCAACTCGGGGATATGCTCTCGTATATCAACAACGCCGATCTCGACTACGATGTCTGGATCAAGATCGGCATGGCCCTACACCACGCATCCGCTGGTACGGCCTACGACCTCTGGGAGGCTTGGTCCAGCACATCCAGCAAGCACGATGCCTCAGACATGGCCAAGAAGTGGCACAGCTTTGGAAAGTCAGCCAACCCCGTCACCCTCGGAACCCTCGTCCACTATGCCGAACAAGGCGGATGGCTTTGGCCGGTTACGTTCTCGACGAATGAGGTCATTGAAGAGGTAGAGCGGGACGAGATCGACATCAGCGGCATTGACCTGCGTCGCCCACCGGGCTTCGTCGGCGAGGTAGCCCAATGGATCGAAGATCAGGTTCGCTATAAGCGCGAGAACCTATCGGTCGGCGGTGCCCTAGTCGCGATGGGCAACCTCATCGGCCTAAAGTATAACGACCCGATCGGCAGTGTGACGTCGAACCTGATCGGGTTCTGCGTTGCGGCGTCGGGCACCGGCAAGGACAGCGTCCTTGATGGCGTGGGCGAGATCATGACGGCTGTGGGCCTGAAGAAGGCCTGCTATGGCGCGATCAAATCAGAGCAGGAAATGGTCCGCAATCTCGTCGAGCACCAGCCTACCTATTACCTGATCGATGAGATCGGCTACCTGTTTACCAAGATCAAGTCGGCTCAGACCAAGGGCGGCGCAAACTACCTCGAAGGCATTATCGGCATCCTGATGTCTGTCTATTCCAAGGGCAATAGTTCGCTGATGGTCAGCGGCGATGTGCGCAAGGAAATTCGCAAGCAGTTGCTGGCCGAGATCACCCAGATCGACCGGCAGCTCGATGACGCTCCTGACAAGATCAAGGAAGCTAGGCGTGTCCAGCTGGAGCAGGCCCTGAAGTTCATCGAGGACGGCATTCGCAATCCTTTCCTGTCGATGATCGGGTTTACGACCAACACAAACTTTGATTCGACGGTCAACTTCGAGAACGCCACAAACGGTTTCATCGGTCGGTCGTTGCTGTTCATCGAGACCAAGTCGGTGCCCTACGAGAAGAAGCGGTTCAAGAAGCGCCCGATGCCAGATGAGATGAAGGCAACCCTGCAGCAGATCGCATCTGCAGGATCCTTTAGCATGATGCCAGAGGGCCGCATCGAGAACTATGGCTCCAAGGTGGCGGTTCCCTCGACAGACGACGCTGTGGCCCTTCTGGAGCGCTCCAGCGAGGCATTGCATAATCTGGCCGAGGACGCCTCGGAGCGTAATGGGCTGGAGGCGCTGTATCTGCGCGGCAAGGAGCTTGTGGCAAAGATATCGTTCATCCTAGCGGCACCGGAAGGTTTGCGCACGGTGGAACATGTCCGCTGGGCCTATGCGATGGTGAAGAATGACATCGAGACCAAGGCCCGTATGGTGATCGGAAACGACCGCCAAAAGGAAGCGCCGGAGGACGCGTTGCTGTCACGGCTGGTTAACTTGATTGACCGCGAAGGCGAGACCTTTGGGGTTTTGGTCAACAAACTTAGGACATACAAGAAGGAGGATATTGAAAAGGGGCTGAAGAAGCTTGCAGACAAGGGATATTTAGTCGTTGAAGAAAGCATACACCCACGTAAAAAGATCAAAATTAAACGCTACAGGAAAGTTTAAATGAGTGACGATAGCTGGTATTTGAAAGCCCAGAAGCAATATGACGAATGGGCACGGGAAATGGTGGGCGTTGCTGCAACAGGCGAATCAATCCGCATTATGTTGCAGTTATTTGTGGGCCCACCACCAAAGGCTAATATGTGGGCGAAGTTGTTTAAATTCTTCGTCGATAACGAGATGCTGAAGTGGACAGGCGAGTTCATGCCCACGCAGTCTGGAAAGAAATCATCAAAACTTTATGAGGTGTTGAAATGACCCTAGACCTAAACGAGCACATGAAGAAGAAGACCCAAGAGAAGCATATCAAGGCCTATGACGCGATGGCCAAGGCCATGGATGGCCTAACGGTGGGCACCGTGCTGCACCTGACGTCTACCTTTGTCGCCAATGTCATGTCCCAGCTCGATGGCCCAGCGCGGATGCAGGCAGCCATGACGTTCTATAGCCAGATCGCCGAGGACAAAAAAGAAGCGGGGCCAGAGCAATGAGTGACAACCCGCATTATGTGACGCCTGAAGAGGCCGAAAATAAACTTTGCCCAATTAAAAATAAAGATTGGAACGGCAAATATTGTTGCATTGGTAAAGAGTGCATGGCTTGGCGGTGGACGGATGAGGGAAGGAAATGGGTAAAAACAGAAGATGGTGAAGGTTATCGAAAAAGTACCGAAAGAACCCACGGGTATTGCGGGATGGTGCCACAATGAACGACCAGCAAATCTACATCGAGCGTATGTACAATGCCCGTACATACCGCTCAATTGGTAAAGAATATGGCCTGACAGTGCAGGAGGCCTATCAGGCCGCCTTGCGCCAACATAGAAAGGAAAAGCATAAACGCTTGGCGCTTACATTCCCCGATGGTGTTTTGGTGGACCCCGACGGTATCGGCGAGTTTGAAGACGAATGGACTGTTGAAGAGATGTATAAAAATATGTTTGACACGATAAATGATTCGTGAGATAACATCCTTGTTCACTAAATGGAGATATAACAAATGTTTTACATCGTACCAGCAGGCAAGAGCATCGACCACATCGTGACTACGACCGAATCGTTCATGGCGGCGCGGTTCCATGTTAACTTTCTCAAGAAGACCCGTGATGAGGACCACGACATCGTCGAGATGCGGCGTTATCCATTCGACATCGTAAACGACCACACCGTGCTTCATGACGGACCAGAGGAGAAGGCTATCGACCATAGCCTGTATATGTGATGGCGATTGGCAAGCGCGGACCGCGCAACCATGGCGGCGCAAGCGTCGGCGGTATTGATCCAAGCAGCAGGGTGCGTTTGGTTTCGTCAAACCAAGCCAAGCGAGAGGCCAGCATCCGAGGGGATCTGGCTTCCGTCAAACCAAAGGTGACCCTACCAAAATTTAGTTGGGATAAAAAAGATGACACTGATCAGATATGAATATGAACCAAACAACGTCTGGGCGTTATGGGAAAACGAGGATGGCGACCGCTGGTACGAGCATATCATCGTCAATGGGGAGGTGCAGTGGTGATGGATGACTTTATAGGTCTGTTTAAAGCTACGTTTGCTGTGGTTCTTGGTATGGGATTGGGGTTTATATGCGTAATTGTAATAGCCAAAATTGTGTTCGGGCTTTGAGGGGTGAGTGATGGATATTGTTGAACGGTTACGAAACAACAAAGGCGGAGAATCTTATACTTGGCAAACAATCAGTGAAGCCGCCGATACGATTGAACGGTTACGCGGTGTATTGCAGCAGATCGCAGACATCGAACATGAAGACATCCCTACGCCAAAAACGCCTAATGAAGGCACAACATGGACTGTGTTGGCGATGGCAATTGGTCTGGCTGAAAAAGCACTGAAGGAGGGTGAGTGATGGATAACGAAAAAGAAATAGTTTGGACAGATGACATGGGGTTTATGCCACCAATGGTAAAAACAGAAGGCCGAATTATTTGTCGGCATGAGTGTCAG